CGGATGAGCAGAAGGAGGGGCTTGTGAAGCAACTCGGGCGCATCTTCATTACGGACAAGAAATACCGGCTCACGGCCTGTGTGGACGAGAGGGCGGAGCCCTGGCAGTCCGAGGGCACCTATACCATCTGGCACTTTGCTCTAGAGCATTCCGATATCTACATGAACTATGGTGTCTATGCAAATGGTGGGCTCCTCGTGGAAACTTCCAGCATTCGCTTCATGCGTGACAGGTCGAATATGACTTTTCTCTGAGGATCGATAAATCGATCCAAAAGATCTTTCCAGCCAATATGTAGATAAATGAGCGGTTGTTGCCAAGTAGATATTGGAGATCCCGTATTCATTTTCGAGAGCCCCTCGTTCCAGACTGCCGCCAACGTCGTATATGTCAGTAAGCAGGCATATGACACAAATCCGATAAATTCGTCAAAAAATAGAGTCTACGTATTTAAGACGGATTTTGAGCGGATGCAGTATTTGCTGGGGCTCTACGGCCGGACTTCGACGGGGCAGCGATAGCCCTCTTCGATAGAATATAACCAATGTATGCAACTACATTCGCGTCGAGACGAAGCGGACGTTGTTGTTGGTTTCCATATTGAAGGATCTGTTCGGCACTTGGTATTGGCGGTGGCATACTGGGCCCCCCAGGCAGGACCCCCTTCATTTTTTCTGCATGCGGTGCCTCGGCGTAAGAGATGTGCGATATTGATCCAAGCGTTCCGTATAAGCTGTAGACCAGGTTCCAGAAAACCCCCCAGCCTCCGTGCCAATAGGGATCATTTCGGTGCCATTCGGCTCATACATGAATAGGTCGCCGTTGGAGTTCTTCCAGACTGGGACCCCCTTATAAATAACTCGCGACATTCCATTGAAAGTGACTGGCATCTAACTAATATGCTCTCCGTCGACCACATCTTTCAAATTTTCTTGGGGTGCGGTTTGTGGCTAAGCAAATTGTGACACACACTAGTAACATTATGAGCGATACTAGATCGAACCGAATAAAACGGAATAAAACACTGCGCGTACACAATCGAAGGGGGCTCCACTCCATCCTAGAGGTGTTTGACAGGCAGCCGACCAGTTCGGCCAGTATCGGGTTATCGGAATATAAGACTACCTACGGCGAGGTGACTGAGCAGGGCATCTATATGCTATCGGAAAGGCTAAAGGAGTACACGAAAACGCATAGGGCCGGTAGCGTATTTTATGACCTGGGCTCGGGGGTCGGAAAGGTGATTATCGGAATTGCGGCCCTCCATCCCGAATTGCGCTGCGTCGGGATTGAAATTGTTCCTGATCGGGTTCGAATTGCGAACGCCAGTTTGGAAAGGATAAAACAGAAAAATATTCGCTCCCGAATTATTTTTCATCACGGGGATTTTCTAAGTCCGGATCTGAATTTTCGGGATGCAGCCTGCCTGTTCATTTCCAACCTCTGCTTCACGGAAAATACGAACGCACGGCTGGCTGAGAAGATTACGAGGGAGGCTGGGGCCGGTTGTATCGTGATCGTGTCGCGCGAGATACCGATCCCCCTAGCACGTATGAGTCGCCTGGAGTCGCATACTACAATTCCGATGACATGGTCGTCGTCTTCCACGTGTTTCATTTACAGGATGAAGTAGGCTGGGGGGCTATAAAATTTGATAGGACGGGTCTCTGTTGCTTGGGCATGAATACTTCCGCCGAAGACTCGCCACTCATTCTCGCAATAAGATCACTAGAGGCCGATATTAAGCTCATTAAGCAGTCTATCGAGCTGGGAAGGGTTGCCAAGGTTAGAAAGGGTCCTCCAGCGCCGAATAAATGGATCCAATTTACCAAGCGTGTGGGGCAACTTCTAAAAGATGCGGCCTTGACTCCGACCCCACAGATCCTAATGCAGTTCTGTTCCTTTCTCAAGAGGCTGAATTCGTATGAAGATTGGTCGAATGAGGATATTATCAGCCATTTCAATGCGTGGCAGCAAGAGAACTCCGTGACCATCGTAAATGAGGTGGCGGTGAATGAAGTTGTGTCGTCTAAGCCCATAATTGCCTGGGTTCAACAAATGGCTGTAAAATATGAACTCGGCGTTGAGGATATTTCCGAAATGCCTGGCTCTCCGAGCTTCGGCGTTGAGGATATTTCCGAAATGCCTGGCTCTCCGAGCTTCGGCGTTGAGGATATTTCCGAAATGCCTGGCTCTCCGAGTCCGAGTCCGAGTCCGACCCCTAGCCCTGCAAAATAAAATTGGTCTAAACCCTATACGCCTATGTATATAGAGATGACAAGCCAGACCGATATTGAGTTTTCCAAACAAATGACCCTCCGTGGCATGGCTACCGAAACCACAAACGCCGTGATCGAGGTTGTGACCACCACCACGGACCAACAGGAGATGAACAATCTGAAAGAGGTCATTGTGGCATGGCGGGAGATTGAGTCCGAACTCAGTGCCCTTAATGCCCAACAGCGCGAAAAGAAGAAGAAGCAGAAGGCATACGAGGAGGTGATCCTTCGCATCATGAAAAAGAATAATATCGGGGCCCTCGACCTGAAGGGCAGCGGGGGGCGTCTCCTCTATCGCAGGCAAACCACCAAAGGCACTCTAAACGTGAAGTCCCTAAAGGATATGTTGCTGGATCACATGAAGTCCGAGAGCGTGGTCGATGAGGCCATGAAATACATCAATGAGCATCGGGGCGCGAAAGTCAGAGAGAGCATCCTGTATGAAAAGGAGTGTTTGTAACTTAGGACCAGTCGATGACTATGTATGAGTTTTCGAGCGCCTTACTCACAAGTGGCAACGTCTGCGCATTCAGTTTGGAGATATCGTACATTTTTCCATTGATGCCCTGGGCAAGAAGTGCGTGCGTTACTTCACAGCCCGGAAAGAGATCCCTGAGCTTTTTCAGAATATCCGGCATATTGTTAATGTAAAAGGCTGCGCCAGTAGGTACCATCCAGTTAAATGCGGTAGTCACTTGTGTTGTCGATGCTGTGATGGCGCTATAATATATCTGTTCTACGATGTGTTGAAGTTGCTTTGAGCGCTGGACCTCATCGTTATGGGCCTTTAGCATGCGCATCGTGTCGCGCGTAATCGGAGTAAGGGGCATTTGTTCGTATCGCTAAAAATAGTTCAGGGGGTCTATCAATTTTTTTGCGGCCTCCAAGTTAGAATGACCCTTGTATCCACTTCCACCCAGGCAGCCGTCGAGGGATTTCTGAACGGGAACGCCGACCAGAAGCGTGAGGCGTATGTCGATTTCATATCGGTGGTTCTGGCCTATGTGATCGCGATCATTTTGATCGCCCTCGTTGGAAAGTATCTGTGGAATGGGATCGTGGTGGATCTGATTAGCGTTGCAAAGCCGGCGAAGTCTTTCTGGCAGATTCTCGGGCTCATGATCTTCGTGTCGCTCATTCGGCCATAGCAACTTTAGATTTGAATGTGAATTTTGCCGGTTTGATGATGGTATTTGTATCCGGTTCCAATGTGTTAGCAACAGATTGGGACTCGATCGGCTTATCAGCCCGATCTTGGGACTCGATCGGCTTATCAGCCCGATCTTGGGACTCGATCGGCTTATCAGCCCGATATTGGGACTCGATCGGCTTATCAGCCCGATCTTGGGACTCGATCGGCTTATCAGCCCGATCTTGGGACTCGATCGGCTTATCAGCCCGATATTGGGACTCGATCCCCCCTTTCGTAGATTTGAACTTGAAAGGGGCTTTTGCCGGCAGGGCCACGGCCTGTTCTTTGGCTTTCTTCTTCTGCCACCACTGCTTCCAGAATTCCGCCGTTCCATAGACCGGCTTCGTTTCCACGACCCGCTCCATGTCAGCCAGATGTTGCTCCTGGATTTCGCGATCAATGCCCCTACAGGCCTCCAGATCTTCCGGTGGGACATTCATGCCCCTGCTCATATACCATTCAAAGATTGAGTCCATCACCACCTCCTCGTACGTATATGGATGCTTTGGTCGTTCCATTGTTACCCCTCTTTGTCTCGTAAACTTCTTCAATTTTTTTTGCGTATCAGACATATGATTGAAAAGGTCGCAAATCGTATCGAACAAATGAAGGTGGTCCAAGCTGAAGCGCTCGAGCTTTTCACCAGGAAAAACGCCGACTATGGCGACGCCTTCGCGAAATACGGGGTCATCGGTGTGTTAATGCGGATCGAAGATAAGATGCAGAGGGCGATGTCCATCACGAAGAACGGAATAAATCTCGTGAACGATGAGGGCATTCGCGACACGCTTCTAGATCTACACAACTATGCCGCGATGGCCCTGATGCTGTTGGATGAAGAGGATATACCCTAGATATACACATTCGTAAGGATGTAACTCAAATCCACCCGACCATTACGAATGTATGATGGATCCAGCTCGCGAATAAATTCCGGCGTCTTGTTCGTCGTGAGCATCAAGATTATATTGGGGTACATCCCAAGCTGGATCTCGTCGAGTAGCTGGTTCCAACCGGCCTTTGAGTTCACTTGGATCGGCAAATTCTTGTGCGACTCGATGCCGCCATGGATGGCCACAAGCGCCTCGTCGAATTCATCAAAGGCGATAATAATAGGCTTATGTATTGAGTTAGCGCTCTCGGAATACAGCGACGCGAGCGTATCGCCTGGCTGCCACGGCTTCAGAGTATTACAATAGGATCCACCGAAACTATTCGCCAGTAGAATACTCATCACCGACTTTCCAGACCCAGGGGGCCCATGTAATACGACAACCGCGTAGCCCTTACTATAGTATTTACTCCGGATTTCATCGATCATTATCGTCTGCTCGGGCTTTGAAGAGAGGCTGGGGACCTTGATAGATCGGCGCTTATACCATATATGCGCATATGATCCTGAGCGCTCGTAAATCGTCAGATTTCTACTCATCGTATCGGCGGTCTCAGAGGTATTTTTAAGGGGCTCCTTGGCATCAAGATCCTGCGCCGTATCCTCTATTAGTTTTTCATAAGAGGCATCCGTTGCAACCATCCACACAGAATGGTCGAACCTTTCTCCAGGCATGGAAATATACACCATATACCATTTCCCGAACGAATACCCATACCCCTTTCCATTGTTCGTATAGTTGCTACAATCGGACCCAATACGTTTTTGTATCCGATTGCATTCATCGCGATCCGTCAGAGAGTAGGATTTGACGCCGAAAGGCTTCAAGAATAAAAATATGATCGACCATGGGATATACGTGGAAATAAATCCGAAAAATACCATAATATATGTGTTTAACATTGCCTATATGGATACGCGCTCGATACTTAGACCCTGCTCCCGGAAAAAAATTGACCCCCGTCGAGCACACTAATCCAGACAGAAAAGAAATGGCTGAATATTGGAGCAACGTAGTCTTCCGCTTTCTTCAGAACGACGAGACGGATCCCAGCACGGACGAGATCATTTCCCTGTGGTACAATGGCAACTCGTATCTCTGGGTCTACAAGTACGATTCCAAGGACCGCCGCCACGTGATGGAATGCGAGACGAAGCAGCAACTATACGCCCTCCTGAACTCCTATTTCAAGCTCCTGGCATGGGACACTCACCCATACCGCGGAATGCAGATCCTTCTACCCGGAATGCCTCCCGTCATGATGGCAATGGACGACGTGATGGCGGCATTCAATACGATCGAGAACCTCCTCGACATCACCTTCGAACTCTCGCCCAGGAGCGTGCCACTCTCCAAAGCAACTGAGCTCATCAAGGAATACCACGAAGTGGACGCGATGCCTCCTCTGGTCCCCCTGCACAACAACTCTACCCACCGCTCTGAGTGCTGCGGCACATTTGGCGGCTACTATCAGTAAAAAATTCGAATAAAAAGTCCGGCGATTAGATAGACAATACGAATGATTTTTATGAGGGCTTTATCAATGATCGTGGTAAATATAATCGACGCAGTGGATCGAAAGGCGATATTACCCCTAAGTATCCCTCCTCGCCCTGCAGAATATACATTGGAGGAAATTATTGTCATCCAATAGGGTAACGAGGATGCTACAATCCGACGCAATGAGATATATAATGAATGGGTTTAACGACGACGCTCCCGTTCAACAGGAACTACAAAAATACGTGAAACACTTGGAAGAGCAATATGCCCCCAACAAGGAGATCGCCCTGTTCATTTTCGCCTTCCGCTGCTTTTTTTCATGGCATCGCGTGGAAGGATTTGAGAACGACGTGATCGCCCACCAATCAATACGCTCGGCCTGGTTCGAACAGAATGAGGCGACCTATACCCACTGGCTGACGACGAACCAGGACAACACCGACGCTCTTATGTGGGCGAAATGGACTTTCCAGGCGAAGAATTCCATTTTCGACGAATGGCTGGAGGCTAAATCTGGGCTAAATACATGTCCGAAAACCCGCTTATCGTAGTGACCCTGTATCCGAGTGTCACCAGATACTCGAAGAGTTCCCTTCGAATATCCATGGCCGCGACGCCCTCCCGCTCCTTCCAATCCCCCCAGCTCTCGAAAAGAATCTTCGGATAGTTATTCCGTTTCAGCGTCTCTAGGGCCCCTTGAAGAACCTCCTTCTCGAATCCCTCCACGTCGATCTTTATAAAACCGACGTTGTTTAGGTCGAAGGCATCCAGGGGCTTCATCATGATAGGGATTTTATGGCAGTTGGCGTCGGCGTTCGACAAGGGCTTGACGCCGTTCCCGCCGCCGTCAGGGGATCGCACGATGTAGTCCATCGACCCCTCCTTGTCCCCTAGGGCGAACGGATAGACGCTCACTCGCTCCTCAAGGCCGTGGAGGGCAACATTTGCTGCCAGATAGCAAAAGGTCTTCGGGCCACACTCGAATGCATAGGTGTGTTTCGCCTTCTTTCCGCAGGTCCACGTATAGGTGCCGACATGTGCCCCGATGTCCACGAAATTCTTGGTAGGGTCGATGAAGGTGTCGATGACCCAGTTGATCAGGCCCCTCTCGGCAATGCCGGCCTCGAAGAACCATCGGGCCACGCCGATTTCTGGGAAAAAAAGGAGTTGCGGGGCCTTCGGGTCGGCTGCGGGGATTGGCATGGGCACGAAATAGGGCTCGGTGCTCTTATGACTTGCCTCACGTAATAGAAACATCCTATAGGATAGGTTGTTGCTATTATTTAGACCGGGTTTATGGCCTATGCCCCTGTTCGCTATAAAAATTGAATATGGCCGCGACCACATGCCCGTATAATGCTATCATATCCACCCACCCTCGAAGAGCTGCGCGTGTCGTTCAGCAATGCCAGGCCGGGCGTACAATTCAGCAACGTGAATGGTATTTGGGGATCAATACCATGCCCCATAGATGGCCACACATATGATGAATGGACAAGGTATATAGACGAAGTAATAATGGAACTTTGCGAAGAGGCTGGAATACAAATACAGCCCTATACGGGCCATTATGATTCGAATAAGTTTGAAACCCTATCTCTCGCTATTCGCGACTTTTATGCAGTCCTGGGAAATCCGGCGATGGCATATGATGCGCGAATTGAACGTGAACGGCTGCGCACTCTCGAGATGCTCCGCTCAGGTAAAGACGGAAAAGCTGTAGCGGCAGCTGTAGCGGTACCAGTAGCAAAAGGGAAGTTTCAAGAGGATCTTCTTAATGCGCAGGCGTGGGCATTTGCGCGATACAAGAATGAGATAAATCCACATATATCATAGATCAGCTGCCATGAAATTACTTGTTATCATATGTGGCCATGAGATGCCAGCCAAATGGGCCCCGAATATAAAAGTCCTAAGAGATTACTTGGACGCTCTCCCCGATACCAGCGTCGACTATTGCGGTATATCGAACACGGACGACTTTATGGCCTACGAGAGTATTATAACCTTCAAATACAAAGTAGTCAATCCCAAGAGACAAATCTCGAAAGTCTGCAACTTTATAACGAATTATAAAGCCCAACTCGACTATGACTGGTTCATGAAGATCCGGCCCGATATACAACTATTAGAGCCCCTATCCTTCGAAGGCCTCCCCACTACAGCAGTGAGTGCAAGAGCACGATCCTATAAGGGCCCCAAGAGGATCAAGTACGCTATGTCTATCGGAGGAGAGGGATTCTGGAAAAAAGTCGAAGATTGCGCATATAGCGACATCGAGGAGGACGTCGTATTAGACGATATGCTCTTTATTTTTCACAAGGACATTGTGGCCAAGGGGACATTCGACACGGGCGAACCGCCAGGTCGTCAAATCGAGTGGGAGCATACCAATATATTTAAGGCCGCGCATGTAGGTCTGAATGTGATTGGCATACATATGATAAATACGACATATAGTGGGGCGTCGGGTCATCTAAACATGTAACCACTTCAGGCCCGTGATACAGCGCCCCCCCTTGATCCAGGCTGCGGGCTGGAAGACCTCCTCTCTCAAATCGCGGACGAATTTCTCCGAGAATCCACACACCTTCGCCTTGATAATAAGATCCTTGATCTCCACGCTGGCGCCCTCCTCGGCCGCCGTCTCGCCGGTCAGCCACACGACAAAGGCCCTCGTTTTTCCGTCGCAATCCGATAGGCGCTCCCGTGTGTAAATCGCCCCAGGCAGATACGTCTCCGTGTCCTTGCCGATCTCCTCGGACTCCTCGGCATCCCCCAGGGCCACCCGCAGCAGGGTCTGGAGCTGGGTCTCGGACTCCATGATATAGCTCTGGAATTCGCAAAACATCGCCTCCGACCGCTTCTTATGCGACATGATCGCGTTGCGATGCTTCGACACGGAGGTACAATGGCTCCGTAGCAGGTTCGTGATCAGGTTCGCCTTCATTTTCAAAATGCGGATGCGGTCCGTGTCGTCCTCGATCGGCTTTGCCTGGCTCTCGATGAGGTGGAGGAGGGGGCGCAGAGACTGGAGATAGAACACGGGATCCTCGCGGTTCAGGAAGTTATTAATAAAAAGGATACAGCGCCCGTCCTCCAGGAATTCCATATCAATGTCGCCCCCCTTCGAATGCCCGACGATGCCTGTGCGCAGGCTCACCATACATCCGGCGCGAATATGTGGGTGGAGGCGCATGTCGCGACGGAATTTCTCGACTTCGTCGGTCGTCACCATGCGCGTATAGTTTTTCACCTCCCATAGGTATTCGTGCTCCTGGTTATGCATCATCCTGATATCGGCCGTGTGGGAATCCTTACTCACTACCTCGACATTGCAGACAAACGCGGTCTTCAGAATATGGTCCATGAACATTTCGCCGAACGTCCCCTTTTCCTTCGAGGATGAAAAGGTCTTCGTGATGGAATGCTGGAGAGTGTCGAGCTTTCCGCCGAAGGCCTCTATCTGGCGCTGGAGGCCACTGATCTGATCGTCCTTCATTTGGATGAGTTCCCGGAACGACCCCTTCGCCTCGTCTAGAGACGCCTTGCGCACAAGAGTGGCCGATTGTTCCAGGGCGTCGATGCGCGCCTGGGCCACCGATAGGGCCTGTTCGAACTTGGCCTTTTCCTGGATGAGGCGCAGGCGGGCCACCTCGGCCGTCTTCGCCTCCTGTGTGTAGGCCCGCTTCGCCTCTTCTACCGCGTCCGTGTGGCTCTCATTGCGGACATGCTCTTCGGCCGCCCTGTGAATTGTATCATATGCATTTGCACCAAGTGAAAGCGCAATTGATACACATTTGGGATCATCGCTCCTGTAAATCGCGGGCAACTCGTATCCGGTTGGAATATAAATGGAAATGCGTTTGGCCTCGTTCATCCTCTTATAAAGATACGCCACAAACCTTTAGGTAAAATATCTGGACAATATAGGTCGGCAATGCATATCAAGGCGTATAATATTCTTTTTCTAAGTATTTGTGGCATTATATGGTGGGCGAGCATCTGGGGCCTATTTGAGGAGTCTATACACCTAATTACGGGGCCCCGAAAGAGCCTCCGTTATGTAATATATATTATGTGTATTATTCTGATATTTTCCACGCTGTATTATCATCCCGATGTGTTAGAGAAGATATAGGGCCGGTTAGACACGTACCCAAGAGGCGATCGATCCACGCCTCTCCATAGTTATATTTCTGGTATTGGTGATGTAAAAGGTGATGATTACCAACGATCCTGTTGAAACGCGCATCATGGCGCATTAGGCCACGGCAGTTCAGAATGGCAAGAATTATAATCGTATCTAGCGCCGTATAATCATATATCAGATATGGGACAAACATGCCTACACCTTGAAATGGGCCCTCTAGTGGGTGCGCTAAATATGTGTCACGCCATGTCGGAATTACTTTACTATGATGAATACTATGATACTTGTATAGATATTTGCTGTGTAGCATTACATGCGATATATAAAACCATATATCGTATGTAAGAATTGATATAAAAACGCGTATCATCTTTACTTCCTCGATGACTTCTTTTTATGCCCTGCATCGATCATTGAGCTGAGACCCAGCAGCGACTCCGCTGCGAGGAGCAATGTTAAAATTAGTATACCATATGTAACCGCATTCACGATCGCGAGAGTCTCTAGAATGTTACGATAGAGCGACTCGGAACATTTACAATTTTCTTTACGCAACTGATTTACATACTGGAGCGTGTATACAACATTCACGATGCCACCAATTAACATAACCGGGAGAATGTATAATAGGATTAACAATTTCGGTAGGACAAAACCAAAAATGGAATATAATATAAATACGCATGTGTATATCAGAATATATTTGCGCTTGAAGTCCATCGCGCACTCGCAGCCACTCGCCTCGAGCTGGTAGAGATAATTCACATTTAGCGCATATAATACAATAAGTGTTACAGAAATGATCGTGGTTACAATCATTCGGCGGTTCTAATTAATAGGGGTACAAAATTCTATATGGATTTTGATAGGACCACTCCAATAAATATGCCAATTAAAAGTGAATATTTATTGGATGTTTCAAAGAGTTCGATGGAATAGTTATTGCTGTTTTGAAGCACATTATAGTTGTTCTGTAACTGCTCGTACCTTTCCACTAGACGATCATATTCGTGAGTGAAGTCTATCATTCCCTCTAGTCGAAATGAACGGGGGCGTCTGTCAAATTTACAATTGGTGCTTCTGGCCCTGTCTCTGTCGGTCCTGTGGGTCCTGTGGGTCCTGTAGGCCCCGTCTCGGTCTCTACATCCGTATCTATGACGTGCTCTGGGGGCACATCGTCTACCTCTATAACAACCCCATTGACATCCGCCTCCTGATTTTGCGCGTATCTAGACGCCTTGCGATCATACAAAAGGTTGCGCCAGTTGGGCAGGCCCGAAATGGGTTTTAGCGCATCCTCGTGTTTAGGAGAGGCAATACGATCCAGTCGCTGATTTAATTCGTCAATCTTATCATTCTGCACCCTCATTTCATTTTTCACGCTCGCCGTGATATTGCTGGCCAAATCGGGCATGATATCGTCGCGCAAGAGCCGCTTCTTCTGTTTCATATATAGCACGACATCCCCTATAATCGTCGTAAGTCTCGTTTTCTTCATATCAAGCGCTTTCGTATGCTCCAGACCATGACATATATCGGGCTTCGTAAGTTGCGGCGTATCCTTGAATTCTTTCTCAAATGCCTGAATGATATCGTCGGGAATTTGCGGGGACTGCTCAATTAGCCGATCGAGCGTCTGTCTACAAATATTCAGGAAATCCATACAATCCATACGCTCGTTGGGATGGATGGCGATCTCCACTGCAACCTGGCGCTGGAATTTCCCCCAACCTATCGCCGAAACACGAAAGGCCTCAGAGCCCTGGGCATATCGCAGGAAATTCCCCAAAGTCGTGAGAATTCCCGCGAAAATGGAGACGGCCCCAATGCCCGCCTGCGCGTATCGTTTCGACGTGGTATCCGTGTCTGAAATGAAACTCCCTATCGCAAAATTCGCCGTCCCCGTGAGCGTCGAGAGGATAATTACAGGGATCGTAATTGCCATATTCAGTCGGGAAAATTTCTTCTCGGCGCGATCATGTAACCACCTATAACATCCCGCAATATCGGCCCATTTGGACATGAGGGTCTCTTGCTCAGTCGTCCAGCCGTTCATATATTTTTTGGGCTTCCCCCCTGGTGACTTGCCCCCCGAAAGGTCTGTGGGCGTGTCCGTATTGTTTGGTTCGCCACTCATTCTATATGGGCCCCAGATTTTGTGTAGAAAATTTGAGGTTGTGTAGAAAAATTGAGGGGGGGCTTATGCCATATCAGGTAGTATTATCAAATGGGTCAATATTATGTCGCCGTCATTTTGGGAGAAGATGGTAAAATTATTCGTATGGTGTTGAGTCCGACTGACTATGGCTCGGGTGCCAAACTGATAGAACATAGCTATTGCTGTAATGAGTTCATGTCTGCAGTCGAGTATCTCCTATGCCCCGAAGGAATGTTCTATAAATCGCGCCTAGTCTGGGCCGGCGACTATGCCGACAACGAGCCAGGCTCCGATATGAACGTATACCAGCTTTCAGAGGGTAAGAGGCGTAAAGAGTATAGCCATAATACGTCGGCATATCGCTTCATTGTAAATCATACGAAGAAACAATATGTGGCTAAGGGAAATAGTGTGAATCTTCTCCCCATTCTGACTGCAGAGGGGAACGGACGGGGTGGCGGCGACTACTACGGGACTATACCGGCAGGATCTTGGGCTCGCGACGTGATATCAATGGAGGAGGTGGGGCCCGAGGAGTTCGAGATGTTGATCATGGACGATGGGCCTCTGGACTAGTCTACCGCGGCTGCCGCGATCAGCCCCTGGAGTCGTTCCAGGTCATCCATTGCTCGAAATGCTTTGGCACGTTTCGAACTAGCCCTCGACAGGCGCTCATAATAATAGACATTTTCTTTTAAAGTGCGCAGAATATTGACCCACTGCATCGTATCCCCCCTGTCCACGTATATGACACAATCCCCGAGCACTTCCTGGATACCTCGGTGTGGGCACGATATAATAGGAATACCGCTCAGAGCAGCCTCTAGGGCCAGAGAAACATAGAGCTCGTCGTCTGACAAAATACAGAGGATGGCCGTCTGCTTATAGGTGGTCTTGACGTCTTTTTGCTCTCTTCCGTCGAGGTACAGGAAGGGGAAGTCTGGGAGCTGTTGCCGGATTTTTCGGATCTCATTGTCCGTGTCTCCGAGGTGAATATACGTGATATACTCCCGCGTCGTGTGGGTCATTGCCTCTTTGACGAATATCGGCTTTCGGACCACGATACCCTGATGCCCCGGATATTTTTCTTTCAGCCACTCGCTCGAGTATATCAACTGGATTGGATTCGGCGTCTCTATCATCTGGAGGTGTTCATCGAATACGAAGAGGAAGAGGGGTTTGGCTGCGGCGGTGGCCGTGTGTATGGCTGCCTCGGCTACGCCCTTTTCCGATAGGATGGCTGTCGATGTACACACGGCCGACTCAATAGCCAGCTTTTCATTGAATTGTAGGATCGGTACGCCGTCGAAGGATTTCGCCTCCGATTTCGGCACGACGATGGTCACTTTCCAACCGAAAGTCTGGACAAAATGCTTTACAAAAGTGTGTATATATTTCGTGTGTTCTGTCACGTGATCCGGTAAATATTGCCAGACGATCCACGTGATGGCGATCTGGGTTCCAGCGGCGCTACAGGATTTGGCTAGGCTACTGCTTACAAGAGGTTGTGTGTATGGCACGACACGGGTCGATACCCTATATCGTATCCATATGATTACCCCAATACAGACCACTATAAAAATGGTGATTGGGAGGTCCATCCTATTAGACATCCACAAATATCGCCAGAATTGGCATCAGGTATTTCAGCGCCACGATGGCATCTTTGTTCAGTCCATTGAAGACGTGAATTGTCTTGGTATAATCCTGGTTGTCGTAGCCATCGCCCTCTATGTCAAACGCATACCGCTGTATCTGTATGCCTTTGATTAATGCCACATTACATGGAAGCCGCGCATCCTCCTTTATGGATTTGAGGATTTTTGCGACATCGTCGAAGCCACTCGTCCCTATTACAACTAGCGTGCGTATTCCATCATCGGTCGATAGAAATTGCTCGATCGTTTCGGACTTTTCTGAAGAATTGCTTGCAAGCCAATAGTCACTTTGGAACAGCATATGATCTGTTAAAAGGGGGGAAAAATGATCAAATTTTGTCTAAGCCCCCGCGTCGTCTAAGCCCCCGCGTCGTCTAAGCCCTAGCGTCGTCTAAGCCCAGCTAACGCTGATATATTCATTGACCCCCAACACGAGATGTCTCACGGAGCAGTTCGGAAAGAGATCATTAAGAATGCCGATGATTTCCATCATATTTTTTCGGTGAAATTCCTCCTCTGGGGGTTTGCCGTTTAAATCTGGGAACCTAAATGAATAGCTGGGGTCTGTAGACGTCTGTGCAGTGCCCAGAACTTCTCCATAAATAGCTGCGACGACATATTTAACACGACCGACCCGCACCTCCTCATCCTTCTTGGCCTTCAGGGTTTGAAGAGTCTCGCGCGAAATGGGGCTGAGCATTGTTACAGATCTTGGCCACGGCCAAGGATCAATTTTACCAGGTTGACACCCTAGACTTTATTGCGCTTCCTGTAGCTGTTCATCTGTAGACCGGTCTGATAGATTTTCACAGCCGCCTCCTCAGATAGGCTCACAGGATTGATCGCCATCGGCACGTTCACGAATTGCTTCTTAGCGACATCCGTCTTGAACATGAAGATCCCATAGGGTCCTCGCCTGAATTCAAAGGGCCCCAGCCGATGGACGACACTATCGCGCTTCAGACGGATCTTCTCTCGTATTATCTCGGCGGTGTCATTCGGCAAGAACGGCACGCAAGTCTTCCCACAGGCCACATACTCCCCATAGGGGCCCTTATTGCGCATCATCGGCTCCCCCTCATACTCACCGAGATGGGCATTCTCCGCCCTCTGCTTCTGCGCCTCCACGTGGGCTACAGCCACATCCTCCGTGATCCCGCCAAATGATACGCCAGGAGGCCATCCGTAAAAGATCGTATCGGCCGCGGTGGCACCCTCAATCATGAGAATGGGCCCCTTCTTGCTCTGGACGGCCTTGATCCCTCCCTTAAACATCATCTGGCGCGTACTCGACGTCTGTGTACCGGTCTTCTGCGACAGCTCCCGCTGCTGATCCTTGTATGTATCCCACGTGGCCTGGCACACGGCCCGCCAATCCTTGCCCCCCTGGGAGATCTGGTCGAGTTGCTCCTCCATGTCCCGCGTGAAGTTATAGGCAAAGAGCTGGGGGAATTCCTTGATACAGAATTCGAGGGCAGACAGGCCAAGAGCACTCGGCACCAGCTTATTTTTCTCCGCCCCGATGCGCTTGGCCGTCTTAATTGCCTTGGGTGGCCACTGATTAACCGCCTCCAGATGATAGGTCATTATCTGGATCTCTTTCGCATTTACGTCCCGTTTCTCAATGTAGTTCTTTTCCTGGAGAGTGCCAATGAGCGCGGCGAATGTGCTCGGCCGCCCGATGCCACGTCGCTCCAGCTCACGCACTAGCGTGGCCTCCGTAAAGCGCCCAGGGGCCTTCGTCTCTTTCGGGGCGGCCACCAGCTTCGACCAGTGGATCGTGGCACCCTCCTCCAACGACGCACCCAATGTCCAGGACCCCGCCGCTGCCTGGCTGGTCTCCTGCTCCTCTTCGTCCAGATCGGCCACGACCTGCCCGACGCGTTTCCACCCCTGAAATGTCGTATGACGCCACGTCGCGAGCCACTCGAATTCCGCCGGATCCTCGACGATCTTGAACCTTACGTCGCGCACCTCGCCCTTGCTCGTCGCCATCACGCTCTGAATGGTCCGGTTCCAGATGAGCTTATAGAGCTTGCGATCCACTGCCGACCAGTCCTCCTGGACGGGGAGATCCGCCATGTCTATATGCGTGGGGCGAATGGCCTCGTGGGCCTCCTGCGCGTCCTTCGAGGCCTTCGCCTTCACGTGGGCGCCAATATAGGGCTCGCCATATTTCGTGCGCACATAGGCCTCGGCCGCCGTGTGGGCCTCCTCGGAGAGCACGGGGTTGTCCGTCCGCATATATGTGATATATCCCTGCTCATATAGTCGCTGGGCAATCTTCATAGTGTTCTTCGGCTGGGAACTATAGAGGGCCGATGCCTCCTGCTGGAGCGTGGAGGTGATGAGGGGCCTGGGTGCCGACTCGCTCGTGGTCCGCAGATCCGTCGACGTTATGATGGCTGCCGTGTCTTCGTGTACGTTCTCGAGGTAGTTATTGGCCGACTCCTCGTCCTCCACGGCGTCGACCATCGTCGCCTCGAAATTGCCCTCCAGGGCCGACCACGTCCCCTGGATCGTCCAGAAGTTCTGTACTTTGAAGTCCTGGATTGACCGCTCCTTGTCGACCACGAGTCGAAGGGCGGGGGTCTGGCACCGGCCTGCAGATAGGCCCTGGCCGACGAATTTCCAAAGGAGCGGCGAGATCGTGAAGCCGACCATCATATCGAGAATGGCCCGCGCCTGTTGGGCGTTTACGCGGTTCATGTCGATCTTGCCAGGGTTCTGGACGGCATTTAGGATGGCCGTCTTGGTGATCTCGCGAAAGACGACGCGGGCTGTGGTTTTGATGTCGAGTTTCAAAAGGAGCGCGACGGAATAGGCAATCGCCTCGCCCTCGCGATCGTCATCGGCGGCCAGATAGACCACGTCGGCCGTTTTGGCACACTCTTTCAGCTGGGCAATCGCCTTCGCCTTTTCCTTCGAGAATTCGTATTTGGCGTCGAAGTTCCTATCTATACCGATTGCATCGACGGATGCCTCTAAGGCACGGATGTGTCCCATGGTTGCAATCACTTTCCAACGACTTCCCAGGAAACCCTGGATTTTAGAGCATTTGGATGGTGATTCTACAACCAGTAGATGTGTCATTTTTGTAATCCTATACTTAAGGCAGAAAGTATCCAATTTTATTAGGAGGAACATGATTAACGCTACGAATACCACTGGTAGCACGGCGACAACAGCCACGACGAAACCACAGATAATGGTCCGCGACACAAAAAAGGCGACAGAGAATCCCTGTATGATATTGGATGACGCCGAGATGGAAAAGGTGGCAGCAGCTGGCGCGCCCAATATCCAGTGGAGAACGGCGACGCCCAATCAAAGCACGATATTTTCCACGAATTACGTGGCAAATAGCCTGTTTAGTTATACGGGGCGCAAGCCTATACGGCAACCCATGTTCGTCGACGACGACGATCCACCCTACGCCTCTGTGACGCCTCCGGCGACTGATTAGTACGCGAAGAGCATCCCCCCGCGACCGCCATACACGCGGAAAATGTTGTAGGTCTCCGCCCAGACATACACTATATAGCGCGGGACAGCATTCGGGTCCGTCGTGCCTCTGAATGGCTGGAACTCGAATTCCAGCTTGATATTCACGATTTTATCCAGGTTTGCCTCGCCACATGGTTGTGATGGCGCAAGTCTGCCGTGATTTAGACCGAAATGCATGCTGTAATAATAGCGATTCACAAAAGGGGATTTACGCATTTCGGCCGACGGATAATACGAGCGGAACATCGACGGGGATGTCGTAGAGTATCTGACGAGATTGCCTTCGTATATCAGACGGACCGACGCAAGTGGCTCGGAATTCCTGGAGACGAAGCCAGGGATGATATGGCCAGGGGCCTTTGAAGGAATAGGTTGCGCGTTCGGCCACCAGGGAGTGCCTGTTCCTGCCCCCGAGAGGTCGCGTGTGGCCAGGAAAGGGGCATTATAAGAGGTCGCCTCGTATCGCTGCGCGAAGAAAAGGAGATTGCGCGTCGGATTGGGGATTTTGAGAGGGATCGTTGCCCTCGACGAGGACCGCGTGTCGAATGGGTCGAACTGATAGTGCTGTGTGACGGGCACCTCGATGTCCGAGATGCGGAATTTGTTCGCCTCGGGGGCGTCCAAATAGACGTATTCGACCAGCAAATACGTGTCGCCGATCGTGTAGGCAGAGGGCATTGGAGGGCTCGGGCTGAGGGAGGCATTGAGACCGGCATCGGTGCCACCGAGGCCAGGGACGAGAGGGGCGGTCGGGTCTAGGACATAGAACGGCGAGGAAGTTAGAGGGAAATATGTGGATGAGGTTGATGCCACCGGCGTGGTCCTCGAGTTGCTCACATACAGGCTAGTCAAGGGCGCGAACTGGATCGTGAGTTTCACAGGGTCGACGGCGAGGGCGTCTACAGGGAGATACACGCCAGGATCGCCGCGGCTAAACCAGAAGGGGAGAGGTGTGATGGCCGTGGTGGGGCTGCCTGCAGTGCCGGTAGTGGCCGCGACATATTGGGGGAAGTTCGTCGTGTTCCGCTTAATGAGTGTGTTTACGAGTTCGACCTTTTCTAGAGGCGTGTAAAACTCGTCGAGGACTTCCATGAGTTGGCCGTCGATCTGCTCGACACGGGAGCCGCCAATATCGATGGTGGCGCTTTGGACGAGGGCGTGGCCGAGCGAATTTGTCCATGTGAATGTGGGGCCGGCGAGAGTCTTGCCGGCCGTTGTCGCTGCCTGGGCGGCGGCTGCCTGGGCCGTGTCAATGTCGGGCATGGTTGTTACTAGAAATATCCTGCCGACCATGTGGCCCTTTCTGGGTATCGTCAGGACCGATTTCGCGCCGAATGCGGGTCTCGTGTCGAAATCTATGCGTACCCATTGCGTCGTAAATCGCCCTGAGCGGATGAATACTTTCGAGAAGAGGTTGACGTTCGGGTTCCCTTTTGCAAATAGTAGCCGCGAGTCTTGGATGCCGGTATGGAGCACCTTTAGTAGCGAAACTACCATTACTACTATATGCAAATATCATAGGGGACTTAGATGGCTAAGCTGCTGGCGACTAAGCTGCTGGCGACTAAGCTGCTGGCGACTAAGCTGCTGGCGACTAAGCTGCTGGCGACTAAGCTGCTGGCGACTAAGCTGCTGGCGACTAAGCTGCTGGCGACTA